ACCAAATTAAGTATATATTTTCCTTGACACAAGTAAGCTATATGGTACAGCACACCAGTGTCTGGATCTTTATATACTCTTATTTCATATTCTATGCTATTTCTATGACCGGTAAGATACACAGTATACAGCATTGCAAGAGATTTTGCAAGGTCACAGTAATAATTTTCTTCCACTAATGTCCAAGGATCAGGCCATGATTCCGCATCATCCGGATCAAGATAGTAAGGTGTGTATGGTGCTGGCGTCCAAAACTCCGCAGTTTGTTGGAGAGCTTCTTCGAACTCTAATGTGTCTAACGATTTGCGAAATTTTCTCCAGGCTTCAAGTCGCGAAGCCACGGGTAATCGAAACATATATTACAATGGTGTGTTATTTGCGGTATGATATTTAATATCGTAAATTAAATTAGCATCAATGCCAGTATTTGTTGTTGTATAATATAAAATGATTGGTGAAACATTTGAAAAAACGTTTGCGCTTAACGTTACTCCAATGTCACTGATCTCCGAGTACTCATCGTCGTAGACAACAGAACTACCAACTTGATAATTAATTCTCATTGTTCCAGTTCTATTAAAACCATTTCTATCAATAGTGTAGGTAATTGTAGATGGAGTGAGCATATTTACATTTGAACTAAATTGATTGACTACCGGAATAGCGGCAGCAGTATTATTGGTTAATGTAGCAGTAGTGCCAGTCACTTGAACCAATCTTCCCAACTGATATCCTACACCAGCTTCAATATAGTAACAATTAAATCCGTTGTCCTCTACAATCGAAACAGTAAATCTATCTGCAGTGGTTCTCTTAAACTGATCTCCGGAACTGATATTATTATGCGATTCAAAATTAATTACTGCGCTTAGTACAGGTTGCCCGGCACCAAATGCATAACCACCGGATCCTATGTTTTCAAAAAGATTGCCCGAGCTCATTACTTGATTACTATCAGCATATCCTTTGATCGCTTCACGAGCAATAGTCTCAAAATAGTTATCAGTAACACTTACAGCATACGGATAATTTGTAGTCGACGGACTGTCTCTTGACCCCGAATCTTCTCCAATTACAATACCTCTGTATAACTTGTCCAAGTGACTTTCCATCACTGTAACACCGTATGTTTTTCTATCAATAACAATTGCTGCGGCACTACTAGTAAAAGAACAAGAATTAAAGACTACGTTTTTAGCAGGGGTTGAATCAAGGTAACTTTTCCCAGACATTCTTACACAAGCCGATGATGTGTCAGTAATTGGAGTCTCATTTATCAAGGTGCCGCCGGCTGTACCAATAAAGCTACAACGTTCAAAAACAATATTGCTTCCACTATCAATACCAACGATATCTTTATCATGAATACGCTCAAAAACTAAGTCAGCAATATACCAATTGGTACTTGCGGGATCGTATCCGGTTGTTGTGTTTGGTCTTCCAAAATTTGTGCCAGACTGAAAAAATCCATCAACTAATTGTATCACATATGGTTGTGCATTATCAATCTGTTTAATGCGTGTACTGTAATAACCATCACCAACTAACTTAACAAATGGTGGAATATCAATAACATCTCCCTGAATAATGTAAATACCTGCGGGGAAATAAAGAGTTCTATGCTGTTTATAAGCATCTGCAAAGTTTGCAGTTGGCCATAAATTTACTAGAGCACGTTGGATAGCTGCTGTGTCGTCGGTACTGCCATCGCCCACAGCGCCAAAATCTCTTACACTAACAACGTCATCTAGCTTTTCCTGGAATGTACGCACGATAGGTGCATTGGCACTAGGCCCTGTTTGCACTGTGGTACCACCGGCTTCACCTTTATAGGTATAAGTTTTAAGTAGAGTTAGAATATCTGTATATTCTGTTAGAATTTCAGTTACACCCTCTGTTGGCGCACCTTCAGTTAATGTTCCGTTACCAATGAATAAACGTCTAGTATCTAAACTCCACCCAAGTTCTGCTGATGCTAGCTGTGGAAAATCTTGTTCTAGCCCTCTGCGATGTTGTATGCGGCTAATTTGAATTACGGCCATTTTCGTTCCTAATTAACTATATTGTGTATTTAGCTCGTTAGGTAGTATAGCTCAACTCTACGCATCCACTGATCACGCCAATGTGCATAATCCTGGGGCTCTAGTACAAATTCTTGATATACAGGATCTTCATGTTCAGTTGCGGGCTTGGCGCACATCAAGATAACACCCGTGTTAATTGCAGTTCCGTAGGTGTCGTTATGTGCTTCTGCGTAGGCTGCTAACTGTAGGAAATAGTCTTCAATCCACTCACGCTTTTTGGGCTTGTTGGTTTGCTTGAAGTCCATGATAGCAGGTGCGCCTTTCCATACTCCCACTAGGTCTGTGGTACCCGCATATAACCCACTATAATAAAGTGGCACTTCTGAACCCCAATATTCGTCAGCATGTTGTAAGCCTTCAAGTATCACTTTAGCTGCCATGAACCACGATGGCTGTGCAAATGGGTTTGTAGGGAAATCGCCTATGTCGTCTTGCTTGACATAACGTTCAAGATATGTGTGCATACGTGTTCCACGATTGGCTGCTTCTGTAGTAATCTGCTGAGCACGTTCATGCCCTACACGATTGCGCCATTCTTGTAATGCACGTCGCTTTTCTTCGGGTTTGGTCTTTTCTAGTATTGTTGTAACACTAGGAACTCTACTACCATCTGGCAAGGCATAATGGCGCTTGCCCTCTACACTTTCTCGTTCAAGAGGGGTATAATCATATTTTGGTACTATCATTTATATTCGAAAACTTTCTCCGCAACCACAACGGTCACGTTCATTTGGGTTGATGAACTCAAAACCTTCGTTGAGTCCTTTTCTTACATAATCTACTGTTAGTCCTTTAAGATAAACCAAACTCTGATTACTCACAACAACCCTTATTCCACCGGTCTCAATAACATTATCGTCGATGTTTAGTTTATCAACATATTCTAATACGTAAGCAAGGCCGCTACACCCAGTAGTTTTGGTACCTAGGCGAATACCTAGACCACTGCCACGGCGTTCTAGATTCTTCGCTACTTGTTTAGCGGCTTGTTGTGTAAATGTAATATCCATTAATAATAATGATCCATTAAATATTTCAACTCTTTCATGCCATTGGGACTCATAAAGAAATGATACATCTTTTTTTGTAATGCAGTATCAGTAACACCAGACAGCACAATTTTCTGTAAGTCTCTGCAGGACATCCAATATGATATATGCTCAGCCATGGAGTCGCCGGGTATCAATTGATTTTCGCCGTTAAAGTTTATGGTATAATAAAACTTATCGTCCATGGTCCAATTTGTGTATAAATTTTCTACAAGGTTGGCATAGTTAGTTGTAGTCAATACTTTATCAACTATAACTTCTACGTTGATGTTTTGATAATCTTCAAATATTGATCTAATGGCCATTACTACCAAATAAATTTGGGATAAAATTACCATCCGAACAAAATCTTTTTGCGTGAAACTGATACATGACTGAGGAATAGTTCCACGATAAAAATTGTTTCCTGATTTTCGATCAGTGAATCGTTCTGCATGAGAATATACAAATTTATATTTTTCTTGATACTCAGGATTCATTGACGCCGGACTTGTGGGCAATACTTCGTTGACAAATATGTAAGCAATTATTCTTTCTTGTGCAATTGTTTTTAATGTCGCTCTCCATGAGTCTACGGTTTGTCCGGGTAACCCTTGTATTAACTGCAACTTAGGGACAAAGTCAGGATAGTTTTCATATAGCTCATGAATCATTGCTCGATGCACTTCCCAGGACACATCAGGTCTATCTATACTTTTTAATACTTCTTCGTTAATATCTTGTATGGAAAAAATAAACCCATACTTGTTTACTAATTTGCCTTGGGCCATCAAATGATATATCTTGAGATTATTTTTTTTCTTGAGTTTACTCATGTTTCCTTCAACCTGAAACTCAGCGCCTTCTTCAATATTTTTCTTTGCCATATAAGCAATCATATTAATATCGTCGTCGTATTGTCCAATGTTGGCATCTGCTAAGTAAAGAGTTTTAATCTTTAATTCTGCAAACAAGTCAATGTCTTCTTCGTATCTGGATTTGGTCCTAGAAACTTTATTGCTCAACCCAGCGTTCCAATCGCAGAATGTACATGCATAAGGACATCCTCTTGTCAAAGCAAAAGGTACCGCTACGTTGTATCCCAAGGCTTGCCCGTACTTGACCATTTGTGTAAACATTTCTTTATTGCTCACATACGGACTAGTATTAAGAACAGGCACGTACTCAAACTTAGCTATAACAGATTTTTCTTTTTCTTTGTCATAGTATGCTAAATTAGAAGAATTAAACACAATAAGTTTCTTATTATTAACCATGCTAATAATAATATCTGCAAAGGCTTTTTCGCCAGCACCATAAACAGCATAATCAATAAAAGGATATTTTTTAAAAAATTCTTCTTCTACATGGACTGATATGCTAGGACCACCTGATACTATTTTAGCCTTGATTTTATTTTTAATTCGCTCTAGTTGAGGAATCAATAAATCATGACTCCAAATGTAATGGCTGGTGCACAACAATGTTACATCGTTGTCATTACATAACTTTATGAGTTGATCGTCGTCAAGATATTCTTGCTTTGGTAAAAGCCAATTAACTTGTTCAGCCTCTTCGGGATGGTGGGTGTCTAGATAGGTTTTAAGATATAGTGCTGCTGTATTTAAATAGAACCTATTATTCTCACCGCCTTCAGGATTGTTGGCGTGGTAGAATAAAACATTAATCATTGTGTTTGTTTTTGTAATCCATTAGTGCCGCTTTAATTGCATCTTCTGCCAATATGCTACAGTGAATTTTGACTGGAGGTAACGCAAGTTCTTCCGCAATCTGGGTATTCTGAATTGCAGCCGCTTCGTCTAAACTCTTTCCTTTAAGCCACGTGGTCACAAGCGACGAGCTTGCAATTGCCGAACCGCAACCGTATGTCTTAAATTTTGCGTCTGTAATAACATTGTTTTCTACTTGAATTTGAAGTTGCAGCACATCTCCGCAGGCAGGTGCACCAACCAATCCTGTACCCACATTAGGATCATCTTTGTCCATTTTACCTACATTACGGGGGTTTTCGTAGTGATCCAGAACTTGACCTGAATAAGCCATTTAAGTCTCCTTTGGATTATTATAAACTAATTAACTACGTTTTGCAAGAGCCGATTTAGCCATTGCTCCAACGGTTTTTTCGGGAGGGGTTCTTGGTGCATTCATATCACCAGGTTCAACAGAAAATTCATCTTCAGCACGGCTGTTGATATAAACATACTTGATACCATTTTCGTCATCTTTGATATCTTTAATTAATTCTTTAACTGAGTCATTTGTTTTGTGTGCATTTAATAATGATTCTAAATTGAATTCTTCAACTCCGGTATTTTTTACCATGTTGATTAAAGCATCAGTTCTAACCTTGGGAACTAGGTGTTGGTTGGCACTGCGATTTTGCAAGAAAGAAAGGGCCGCAATTAAATTCGCATCGCCCCTGCTTTCTGCTTCATCTTCAATGATTGCTGCGTGACTGTCTGTGAATTCTGTTAGACGCATCAACGACGCTCTCTGCCTAATTCTTCAACTCCACCAGCTGCTGCGTCTGTTGCTGCGAATTCATCGCCCATTGGCTCTGTGTCCATATCACTAGCTGGTGCTGCTGGTGCTGCTGGTGCTGCTGGTGCTTCACCTGGCATGCCACCGCCCATGCCCATTGGCTGTGCCACTTGTTCGCCGGCCAATTGTCTGCTTGCTGTATCAGCAGTTTCACGAGCTGAGGTCAGTTGAGTCATTAATTCACCCAGTAATGGTGTCATTGAACCCTTGAACGCTTCAGCTTGATCGGAACCAATTTGATCACGGATGGTGTCTAGCAGTGCAGGCATTTGTTCGCTTTGCATTTTGCTGATTTTTTCCAGCATGTCTTGAACGCTGTCAACAATGTCTTTGGCAGCAAGAATAGCTTCTGACTTGGCTAGTTCACTTTCGGTAATATACTGTGTACGATTTTCTTGCATCCAACGATGAATGCTTTCACGAACCATTACCATTTCCATGTACGAAGCATTTTTCTCTACTGCCTCAGCTCCGTGGGTGCGCTTGATCTTGTTAATGCTTTCGCTCAGCCCGCTAGCAATTTTATATGCCTTTTTAAAGGTCAATTTATCAAAGTCTAAGGCATAGCCAAAACGGCTTTCAACAACTTTGTTTAATTTTGCTGCGGTTGGCTTGCGATTCATTTCTGATAATTTCATAGTAGTTTTTCCTGAACTTTCAAATATTTAGCTATATTTATAGTTTTTTCTAATTCTTGATTTGCAAATCTAAGCTGGTGTTGTGCCTGTATGTAGCGCAATCTTGCTAGATCTACACGAAAAAAGTCCTGTTTTTTAGCGTAGTTCTTGATAGAGTACATGTAGTAATCCTGGTCTAGCTCTAGTTTTCCCACTGCTGTATCTGCTGTTAGAATCTCTCTAGCTAGGTTTAACTTATTTAATTGACTAGTTAAACAGTAAAATACTGCGCTTAACTTACGACTAAAATCATGCACGAATTCTTGATTGTTGTCTAGCACACGCCAAGTATGTTTTCCTATAGATTGCATACGATATCTGCCAATTAAAAACCCGTGGTCACCAATGGGTAGACACACGGGTATTTTTTTCTCTTGTGTTAGATGTTGAAGTTCTCTATCAGTCCACGCTTTTAAATATTCTGTTGTTGCTCGAGCTGCTTGTTCTACTTGCCCGTAGCTGAATCCTAATCGTTCATAGGCCTTGGGTTTATGCTTTCTTTTTGTATGTGATGCTGCCTGTTTCATTTTTTCTATATAATATGTCTTTGTTTACTAGTTGGTTGGCTAGTATTACTTCCCGAGGTGATAGATCCTGTCGCGGTATCACTTGCTCGTCTTCAAACATGTCTAGTACTTCGGCTTCTTCGTTAGTGATAGGTATGTTAATCTTATTTACGAGTTCTACAATTTTCATTTTTATTTGTTGATAAAGTTTACCAGTAGTATAATGATGCCAGAAATTAGTACGCCAATCACTGTGGTACCTATTGTGATTAATGTTTTATTTGATGAGTCTGGAGCGGCACTGAGACGGTCTCTAATGAATACCATGTGTTCTTCTAATTTTTCTACTTTTTCTTCTAGATTGTTTAATTTATTTTCTAGGTTAGAATAACGCAGGGCACACAGTTCCACATGCGTTTCAAGGTTTTGTTTTTCTAGTTCTGCGGCCATGGCAAATTCCTGTAATTAAATGCTATTTAAGTCTAAGCGGCCTAATTTAAAAAACATGTTTTTAATACCACCTGATGTGTAAAATATTGGTAATATGAAACGAGCTGTTTCGTTGAGTCCTTGAATAATGGGTACTTCATTGAAATCTTTGTGCAGCAGGGCTAATGGATCCGTACCTTCTTTCCATATTCCTTCACGCTCAACATTAAATGTCCAGCACCAGACTCGTTGATGTCCGTAATACATTTCTCCAAAAGTGTGTTCGTCTATAAACATCTCCATCATTTTTGGACCCAGTATGTTCATTGGTTGTGTACGCAGTCCCAAGCATTGCAACACCGTTTCCCAATTACGTTGCTGATTGCGCTGAAACTCAACTTCGGGTTTGTTATGAATAACTCCGGTTTGAGTGATATCAACCAAAGTAAATCCAGTAATGTGAGTTTCGTGATCCATGTAGATATTTATGGCCATAAAAAAAGCAGACTCGAAGTCTGCTTTTTTTGAGATTGACTCTAATTAAGCAATCTTGATACCGCTTGTTGTAGTAACTGCTGCTGCACTCATGTTAACTACACCAAATGCACCAATGTTAGAACCTAAAGCACGAACTGCTGTTTGTAATGCCAAGTCACTTGTCCATGAATTACGCTCAACAATAACGCTCAACTGAACGTTAGCTGTGTTGTTGTCAACTTGGTATGCTAAAATAGAAGCATTGCCAGCGATTGTTTGTAATAGTGTGTGAACTGCGCCCGGAACTCCAGCACCACTTGGTCTACCTAGTTCAGCTGCCAAGTTACCTGTTACAGCAAGAACTTTGATAGCACTGATTGGGCTAGAAATACCTGTGTTGATGATAACTGCATTTGCGTTTAGTGTGCTTGCATCACCAACGTTTTGTACTACTTGGCTATCGCCATTTACTCTGTTTACTGTTGCCATTTTTATTTCTCCTAAATATGTACGCTTTCGCGCTTGTAATTATTTATCTCATACACAAAAAAGTGGGTCAAATTGAGTTAATTTGGTGTCCAACGATGTCTTGGTACCAGCTTGGTATCTCGATAAACCCAACCTTCTCCACCAGGTTGATCACCAGTCATGGTCATTAACTGTGGAGTTTGTTGATCTAATTGTGCTATGACTTGATTTTTAACGTCTCTAATTGCTTCTATTAGAGCAAACATAGCAGTTAATCCTTTGGGATTGGTAGCAATTTTTTCAGCAAATGCTTCTAGCTTTTTAGGACCCAAGTTTGCTTTTGCCCATGCAGGAAAATGCTGCGCCAGGCCTTCTAAATTTCCGCTCTTGCTTTGTGTGTTTACAAAAGTATAGATTTCCCCGCCGGGGTTGGTTAATCCAGGTGCTCCGGCTAAAAAGTTGTCAACGGCTGATAGTACAGGTTTTGTCATATACTGCTGCTTAATCTGTTTGAGATATGTGGCATCAATTTGTGCACCATCGTCAGCAAAGTAAGGACCCAGTATTGCCAATTGTGTGCTAGCCGCGGGATAATACAATCCTTCGCTGGTTTTAAATTTTTGCATCTTGGGCATCTTGCCTGTGTCGTTGTCACCAAAACGTTTTAGGTATTTGTGTACCACTACTGCAGCTTTTGCACGGAACAACATCAAGCCCAGTTCTTGATCTACAGGAACCTTGTAGGTCACTTTGTTTGGAGTGAACACTAGATTCTGCTTTGCAGTATCAAACGGCTTGCCTGGATGGAATAATAAATCACCGTAGAAGTAACCACGAAAGTTTTCCGGAGTACCTGCTTCAAATATGTGCCAACAGTCAGCTAGGTCTTCGGCAAACTTGGCGCGCCAATCTTCGCCTTTGCCACGACTCATTATAAAACTCTTTAGTTCTTCTGGACTGGTAGCAAAGCCGCCTTGGTCTGCTTTGTCCCAATTGTTCTTACCCACAAACACAAATGTGCCATCTGGCTCACGACCCCAATACACTGTGGGATTGCCGTCCCACTTTAAGCTGTAGTCTTTACCTGTAGCTTCTGTGGCCATGTGGGTAAGATATTCAAACGCA